TCCAAAAATTTGGCAAATGTTCTTTTTCTGATTACTTTAGCTCCAACTAAATTATTGTATCGCCTGACTAGATTTGAAACGAAAAAATCTTGATTAGAAATAGCTAATTTGGGTCTAGGCAATGAACCATCGCCTTTGCTTTCAAATCCAGAACTTTGTATTGGAAAAGGCAAATACTCAATGCCTTGCCAATAAACCGAACCATTTATGCCATTTGTACCGCCATGAACATAAAGTTTATCCGTGGGAGTTTCAACGTAATCGTAATGAATAACAAAGAACTCCAATAAAGCCGTTGGCTCCAAAGAAAACAATTCTGAATTAATTTTCTGATTAGAAGTCCTTGACATTTCCTTTTACCCTTAGATTATATTACACTGATATGAGCCCCGAAAACAAAATAAAAATTGACACCTTTACTATTGACAAAATGAAGCAAAGTGATGTTAGTGAAGCACTAAGGTTAGCAATAATTGCCCAATCTTCTTTTGGAATTTCTGATACCAAGTCTCCGTCTTTATTTTTAAATCAAACACAAACATTAATTTTGAAGAATATTGAATATTCATTTGTATACAGAAGTAACTTAAATAAAGTATTCGGCGTTCTTATTATAAAGCCACAGACAAATATTTCCGCTGAATTTGCTCTATTTGTCAGTGATCCAAATGTCGTTCAAACAGACGAGATGTATCAGGCTTTTATTAATTTAGCCAATTCTTTAAAATTTAAAACTCTTTTTGCCAAAGTTTATAAAAAAAGAAAAAAATTTGAACCGTATGTTCGACTATTGTCTGTTTATGGATTTACTGAAATTTTAAATGAAGATGAAGATTTTTTGACAATTGGCTTTAAAAAGACTTGACAAATAATTTAAACCTGTTAACTTCATAATTAATGAAGTTCGAAAGGCTAATCCAACTTGCCAGAAATCTCATTATCTATGACGATATTGAGCTTCGCTGCCGACATTTTGCATTTATCCTAAACAAGAATAAAATTGTTTCAATTGGCAAAAACTCCAAGAAATCGCACCCAATCAATCAAAAGTATGGTTACTTTGATGGTAGCGGACTTCACGCAGAGGCTTGCGCGGTAATTAAATCTGGCAAAATTGACCACACCAAACACACGTTGGTTACATTTCGTATTGACAGAAACGATAAGGTTGCTATGGGTAAGCCATGCAAATACTGCGAAAAGCTGTTGAAAGATGTAGCTTTTAAAGAAATATTCTATTCAAATGAGCGAGGCGAATTCGAAAAATCCAAATAGATTAGATGATGGTTTCGGTAATATCTGGTACAAATGCAATCTCAATGAAGATTGCGGCTTGCATATTGTACGCCCCGGCAAGTCTCAATGCTGGTGCGACTCTATTGAAAAGTTGTATCATGAGTTTGATCTTGAGCGTTTTGGTTGGGCTGGCGATGGCTGGTACTTCTGGAACGAAAACCGAAACATATGCTACGGCCCATATTCAAGTCAGGATACTGCCAAACAACAATTTCTTAAACATTTAAAATTACTAGACAATGAACATTCTGATAATCGAAGCGACCAGTAAGCGAAAGCCACTTGCAGAAGACTATAGTGACACATCGATTGTTCACTGTCGCAATAGTCTTATTTTGAAGAAGACTTTGGGCGCAGATCTTCTTGATGGAGAATACTTCTTGCCAGAAGTCCTAAAGAAACAGTATGATGTTATCATCTGCTGCTATGCTTCGCCCTATATGCCTCACGTTCCTTATCGCCAAGTTCTAGAAAAGAACCCAAAGGCTCGTTACATCTGGTTGGTAAACGATCATGATGTTGAAGACAATCAACTTTTGCGCTGGGGCATTCAGAATATGGGATTGACCTATGATATGATTTGCAATAACCCCAGAGAGGGTTATCGCCATTGGATCTTAAACAAGAACATTGCTGGTAAAAAACTTAATGATTTTATTAACAAGTGGCTTACTGTTAATTTAAATTCATTAATTATGGACGACACCAGAACGCCGGTTGACATCTCAAATAAGAATGGCGTTATCTATTATGGAACTTACCGTAAGTGGCGCGCCGATTCATTCCAAAAGTTTTTGACTGAAGGGGTATTTCTTTCCGCATCAAATAAGAACTGGAAGAAGTTCGAAGCCCTCGGTTGCAAGTGCAATTACATACCTAAACTTGAGTGGCAAAAGAACAATGAGGACTTGCGTAAGTTTAAATATTCAATTTATATTGAAGACGAACACACTCACACTCATTACGCTTTTCTTGCCAATCGCTTCTACGAATCTCTCATGTCTGATGTTGTGATGCTGTTTGATGCTGGCTGCTCCAATACAATCAAGCAGTGTGGTTACGTTATTCCAGAATGCCTTATTATGGATGACAACAAACTTAAAAATGGCGTAACTAATTATGCAAATTCACTTGCTTTTCAAACAAATCTGATGTATCAACAGACATTCTTTCCTCAAGCAATGGACGAAAAAACTACCGCAATTAATCAAATTAAAGAATTCATCAAATGAAATTTCTAACACGATTCGTTATTCCAAACACTTCCGCGCAAAAAATCGGAATCGATCTTACTAAAAGCTATCTTTCTGACATTGGAAGTCACAAACCTCCACATAATTTTGTTATAATAACTTCCTTTGATTTGGAAAGACCAATTTTAATGGAGGTATCAGAGTTTGATTTTCTTGAAGATAGAATTGTATTTCGTGGTTGGCTAAACTATAATTATACTGGTGAATCTTATTTGTGCAAAGGCGCAGTTGAATTGAGGTCAATAGTATGAAATATTATAAACCTTTATGTACTTTCGAGGTAATTGCTGACAATTATTATTATGGATCAAAATCTAAAAAAGTTTTTCTTTACAAAGATCAAGCGTTCAGCGTTTGGAATAAACAAAAAGATATGTTTGATTCTGAATGCGAACATTGGGCTACCTATGATGGATGGCTTCTTAAAATAGAGCGCCATCATTTAGCGCATCTTGAGGAAGTTAATAGTTTATGATGACCGTCAAAGAACAAGAAGATAAAGTTTTCGAGGAGATTACGAAAGTAAAATCCGAAATGGAAACTATTGTTGGTTTTAAAGTTACAAAAACTAATTTTAAAAAAGCCATCATTGAGATGACAAAGAGGGCGGCAAACAAAGGCGACGTTTTATCTCAACTTTCACCGGAATCACAAGATAAGATTCAAAACTTTTTTTCTGTTTGCCAGCAGTTTCTTGGAGAAGTTATCTGGCAAAACATAACTGATAGAAATATCAAGATCCATATTTCATACAAAGATAAACCTCTGACTTCGTGGAATATTCCAATAGATGTGTTCTGTGGCAAGCAAGAAGCGTATGAATTGTCTCTCGCCATGATGGCTAAAAGTTTAACTGATTGCTTTTGGGCTTATTTCATATCTCCCAGTCTTAGAGAAGCTGTGATGCAAGGAGACGAAACGGCAGTTAAAGCTATTTATCAATCTTTTAGCCGACCATCTATGGCGTCTGCCTTGAATAACCTTATAATGTTAAAAGAAAACTTTCCTGATTTTTATAAACACATTACCACCAAACTCGACATTATGACTGTTGAGAACATGGAGGAATTTATTAATAATAAAAATGAGCCTAGAAAAAGCAATAAAACACGGCAAGGAAAAAAGAAAACCGTATCAAGGATCAAAAAGATTTGACCGGACTTGCAGGAATCATGGTTCTTGCAAGTATTGCGAAAATAATAGATTACATGGCAATAAAAAAAGAAAGCGTTCTGCCGACGAACAATTAGATGAATATTACGACGAACAATAATGCCTCACCTTAACGCAAACATCCCTGTATTTCCAGCTTATTTAAAAAGCGACTTCCTTTATAACAATGAGAACAAAAAAACAGAATATGTTCTTTGTGAGGTTTTTGGGGTCACCAGCTTAACCAGAAGATGTTTAACGTTTCAAATCATGACGGAATATGGCTCGCGTCATGATCGTGTTCCAATTCATTATTTGGTAAACGAGCCACAACATTCTAATTTACCTTTAGATTGGTTGCAGTTGTGGGACTGTTTCTCTTATGACATTTCAGTTACCCGATGGGAGTATCATAAAAATGCGAGAGTCAATGTTCAGCTAAAGAACCATGAGTGGGTCGAGGGTAAATATCTTTTCACTATTGATTGGCGCGACAATCCAGATGCTTCTTACGGGTACTCTGAAATGGCTGGTGGTCATAAGTGTGGTCATGTTATTTGGGGGCTGAAAGATAAAGATGGCAAGCCTGTAAACCAATTGTTTTTGCAACCAAACAACAGAGTTGTATGGAAAGATGGTGGAGCTTTTATTTCTAAAAAGTTAGAGAAACCTGATTGGCAAGTCTTTACTCAAGAGTTTACCTGCGAAGGAGAAGGTAAATGGATTGCCGGTGACAATTGGGATTACTTTTATCAATTTAAAAAAGAATAAAGTGTAATATCTTTTAGTGAAT